ACATACCCCAAGTGCGATTCAGGCCGAAAGGAGCTTCCATAAACTCAGCAATCTTCTCGCCATCAAGAGTAGAGCGGAAGAAACTAACCTTATCATCACCAATGAACTTTTTCCGCATGATCACACGATCTTTATTCGCACTGTATGCGTAGGTCAAAGTATCGGTAAAAGTAAGGCTGTTATTGGCAATACTCACAGAACTAATGGTAGCTTCTTCATACGTAAACGGAGTATTCAGTTTATACAGCCGCACTTTCTCACCAGCTTCAAAATCAGTGGGGTCGTCAATATAAACAGTAGAATCTCCAGCAGAAGAAGAGGTGGTGATCCATGCAGATACCTCAAACAGATCGTCATAAACAATCAGATTTCCAAGTCCAAGCAGACGAGACATAACGCCAGCAGGATTGGAGAACAGATCCCCTTCTCCAAACGCAGATTTCTGGAGCAAAGTCTGAAGATCAGCATTAAACATGAGATACTTCAGGACAGTGGTATTCATAAATGAATACTCAATGGGAGCACCAACATCATCAGCGTAATCAGACACAGCATCAAAAATATCCCGGATCGGAGTTGCAGTAGATCCAGGGGCATCTGTAGTATCATCCCACCAGACATCATTCCCGGTAAGAGATACACTATGATGAGTGGGAACTCCATAGCTTACAGTAAACTTTGTACCGCCTTCACGCTGATACGTAAAGCCATGATCAAAGAATGCTTTAGCAAGCATCCATTCACGCCTACGAGAACAGCGATTCTTCAGCCGCATCTGCTGACGAGCGATCTGCCGACGAGCCTCTTGTCTCTGCTGAGGAGTCAGGGGATCACGCAGATTGTTCAGCCGCACTTCGTCAACAAAAACCTTTTCTTTCCAATAGGCTGCGGCTGCGCTTCCTTCATTGTAAAATCCATCATCGCCCATTGTCGGAGCAGGAGAACCCGGAGCAACAAACGGTGTCATTCCAGCAGTGCCGTACTCAAGAATCCAGCGAATCCTATCAGACTCGTACTGGACAGCATCGAACATATTAGTAAAAATAAGGTTCGACGGAGTAGGCATCTTCTGGAGAGTCTTATTCAATGTCTCATGATGCAGTTCAGCAGGAATACCTTTCATAAAATTACCTCCTATGCCTTTTCAAAATAGTTATTTAATAATGTAATAGATACCGTCAGAAGACACATTGCCAAGATCAGTAATCGCCTGTGTGTCCATATTGGGACAATCAGACTGATAAATAATAGCATTTGACAGCAGCACAGTGCCAAGACCACCTTCAGCATCCTCACCTGCGCCTGTGTCTACTTCCATTTCAAGAATGTACGTAGCTTTAGAATTCTTATTGCCTGAAGTGTCATCCTCTGCCTTTACATAACAGTTGCCTTTTTTAGCAACAGTGTAATCAGCAGCAGCAGTGCCAACGACGGTAACAAGTGCTTTTCCAAGACTTGCATATGTGGTTCTGTCGATGGATTCAATTTCCTCATCCTCATAATCATCATCTGTATTGGACATAACGATAGTGTCGCCTACAGCAAGCTTATAAGACTCCATCAGATCCACATAGAAGTTATCCGCATTACTGCAATCATTGAGCAGAAATACACGAGAAACATCTGTGTATGCAATAGTATCAGGTGTGTACGGAACAAGCTTATCCGTATCATTCTGATCTGTAGCAAGCACAGTTCCAATCTCAAGAACGCCGTAACCTCCACGAAGAGTTTTATCAAGCAGCAAAGCTACCTCACGGGGACTCTTGTACAGGCGTTTATAAAAAAGAACAGAATGTCCCTTAATAGTCTGCTGAGGAATATCCCCCCCGAGACCGCCTGTGGTACGAACAAGACCAGGAACCTGATCCCTATAAAAATCATAGCCCGGAATAGTCATAGAAATGCCTCCTTATAAATAGTTAAATTATTCCTTTTTCTCAGTCATCACGCCGGCCAGAGAAACCAACTCATCAGAAAGATCCTCATACTCCTGATTCTTGTCCTCATGATGTGTAGAATCGCTGAGTCCAAGAACAGTCTTCTTTTTCTTCTGAGTAAATTCAGCGGAAAGCTCATCTGCCCACGCCTTTACTTCTTCATCAACAAAAGCAGAGAAATTTTCAACATCCAGCGCATCCTCTTTTACATACTCATTGAAGTCGATCTGCTTCTTGATACGATGATACAGCCGCTCAGGAATGTCACTTGCAGCAAGTTTAACATCAACAATAGAAGCAGCCTCAGCAGCCATATCCTTCTGCTTACGAATCTCTTCAGCAGCTTCCAGCTTCGCAATACGTTTCTCGTTCTCTTTGTCTTTCTCAGTCAGATCCTTCTTCTCTTGTTCCAGAGCATCAACTTTCTGTTTCAGATCCGCGTTCTCTTCCTTCAAAGTTTTATTCTCTTCAGAAAGAGCATTTGTTGCGTCATCCTGAATCTGTTTGAACAGTTCAGGGAACTTTTCCTTCAGTTCTTTCAAAGTCATAGACTTCCCTCCAGTTTCTTCAATGTTATCATCAAAATCCTCTTCTTCTTTTTCAGTCAATTCAACCTCAAACTCCTCAGTTTCATCAGAAAGAGAAGCAACACTTGTATTAGGATCAGCTCCAAATACACACACAGATGCTTCCCTCAAAACACTTTCTCTGAGAATCTGAGCAGGCCCTTTGATTTTATACCCATTTACCTCAGCTTTTGCGCCTTCAGCTAATTCTTCAATCTTAATAGGACGGATTGAAATAGAAGCTTGATACGGAAAACCCTCATCCAGATTTTGTGCAAACTCAGTTGCAGCATCATTTTTCAACACTTTGATCTTCTCAAAGTTAATCTGATTCTTATCAAAAGATGGAGGCGTATTTGAAACTCCAATCTTCTGATCAATTCGATGTTGCTCAAGAATGGGTATTCTCTTCTGGGTGCATTTAACTCCAGCCACATCAATAACGAGATCACCCCAATACAGATAATCCTTAATGGGCTTGCCACTATAAGCTTTCATAGAGAAGTAACGATTACCATCCTCATCCGCTTCTGACAACTGAATGTCAACATCCTCACTGAAGCATAGTGCCTTTTTAGGGATCTTCAGTTTCTTTGTCTTCACACCGCTCACCTCCTCTTCACTTTGATTGTTATTGCCAACCTTAGAATTCGCTACTTTGATTGCCTTGCTTTCACACGCCTTCTGCTTGCCCCCATTTTTAAGGCACTGTTCAAGGACTGAATTGGCGATTGTGGCCCACTTTTGAGCCTGTTGTTTATTAAGTCCCTTCTTGTGTTTCTTTGCATCCGAGGCGCTCCAGGGCATCACTGCTTTCCTTCACGAGAATTTTATTTATGTTGTACTTGTGTAATATGTCGTTTACTACATGGAGGTGTGCATCCTCCACGTCCTTTATTTGCACGAGCACCTTTTCCAGAACCATCTCTTTTAGGCACTCCTGGCTGGTTTCTTTTTTGTGCCATTTTCTTTTTCCTTTACTGGTTTGGGCGGTTCAGCTTCCCGTTTCTCCTGTACTGATTCTTGATCAGCTACCGATAAAGTTTCAGGAAACTCTTCATCTTCCATAGATTTTTCTTTTCTCAACTTACCATAATTCGGAAAACCAAGTCTACGTGCAATCTCCCGTCTTGGAATTCCTAATACATCAATTACTGAAGCATGTTTTGATCCAAGAAATGCTTTTGCTATGGATTCTATATCCTCAAGTCTCGAAACAGGCAAACATATATCCACAAGCTTATACACTTCTTTCTTCACACGGCCATAAACAGGTTCACCATTCTCAAATCGAATTGTTTCTCGTATATACCTGTATAGTTTGAATTCAGGCTTAGCCACAGAACGAAGAAAGAAAATAGGACGCCAGAAAGTATATTGCAGAAACAGTTTAAAATAATGCAGTTCATCATTTATACGATCACCCTGTGGCCCCTGAGATGCTTTCACAGATGCATATGTACTTCTATAGTCGCCCAGCATCACATCTTGAGGCTTCTGTAATCCTGAGCTTACCATCTGCATAATATCAGTATCTTGATCTGAGATGTTGGGCAGCTTAGGATTCTCAACTGAGACAGACATTCCAGGGGGAAGTACAAGAGTGCCACCGGGATCTTTTGTCTGCATCACACCTGTCTTCTTACGATCTTCTTCAGACATAGAAAGCCATCTACGAAATGCCTGCGTATCATCAATCTTGATGACCCAGAGATAAGCACCACTTGATTTCTTATGATCAATCTCGTATTTCTTCAAAGCTTCATAATAGTTCACCCATTCAATCGTAGTGCGGATATGAGATATGTTACGCTGCGTGAGAAAACCTCGATTCCAATGCACAATAAAGCGATAATAC